CTGAAGAATATGACTTATCTAAATCAAAGTTTATTGATGCTGCATATGAACCTATTCAGGAAATGCTACAACTTGCGAGAGATAAACGCGTCCCTAAAGACGTCATAGATAAGATGGTGGATTCCATTGATAAGTATATGGACGAGTTTTCGACCGATTATGACGAAGAAGCCCGTAAATTAGGTGACAATGCTAAAGAGAGATTAACGACTTTAGACAATTGGGCGAAAGCAAATCTCAGTGAGACTTCATACGATGCACTCACAAGTAACTTAAAAAGTGCAGATGCGATAAAAGCTTTAGAAGAATTAAGGGGTAAGATGATGAGTACGAACACGATAGTTCCACCCGGTAACGAATCAGCTACAACAAATGTTTCTACCATTGAAGATTTGCAAAAAGAACTACAATTAAATCATCAAAAATATAAAGAAGATGAAAGATACCGTAAAGATTGGCAAGGCCGCTTACAATTAGCTGCAAAAAATTCTGGCATTGTTGACAAATCCGGTTATTAACCTGCTATAATTTATTCAGTTCCTCTCAGAAAGTGACATCTCTGGGAGGGGTGGATAACTTAACACTTAGACCTCCTATAAAGAGACAATCTAAATTGTGCTAAGCCCTAAATGATTCTAGTCATATTTATTATTGATTAATCTTATTAGGGGCATCCACATGTCAACTTCGTTAACAGCGGTACAACAGATAGAATTTGACGCACTCGTCAAAGCAGAATATCAATCACTCGGTTTCTTATTACGCGATACCGTTCGTGTTAGACGCGATGTAATCGGTGCAACCGTTTCCTTTCGTAAAGTAAATCAAATTCAAGCGGTAGCAACTGGGTACTTACAAACAGTCGTGATTCAAGACCCAATGTATAGTCAAACCCCAGCTATCTTGCAGAAGTACACCGCACCGACTGCAGTCGATACCGTTCAAGAATTAACTGTAAACTTCGATGCGAAGATGGAAAATGCAATGTTAGTTGCAAACGCATTAGGTCGTCGTTCAGATCAAATTATCATTAACTCTTTGGCGCTTACTCCAGGTCAAACAATTGTTGATGGTGGCACAAATATGACATACACCAAGTACACAGATATCATTCAGTTCTTTGATAATAATGCTGTCCCATTACCAGAAAGGTTCGTAGCAATGTCTGCAAGTAATTTCAGATCATTACTCGCAGCTGATCAATTCGTTTCTACCTTCTACACACAAAATCGCGTATTAGATAAAGGTTTTGTTCGTGAATATCTAGGTATTAACTTGATCATTATTCCTCAAATGGTTGAAGGTGGATTGCCATTAAGCGGTGGTTTAATTAGGAAGACATTCGCTTGGCACAAACAATCAACTGGTATGGGTATTGGTCATGACTTCAGAACTGAAATTAACTATTTGCCACGTGAGACTTCTTGGTTAGTAAATGGTATTTTCTCGGCTGGTGCGATCACAATCGATAACCTCGGTATCATCGAAGTCGATTGCAATGAAAACGTTTAATACATGGGCATCTGCCCTAGCTGATGCGCTGGGACACAGCGTTTGTGTAAAGCAGTTCCCTTGTAGCTACAACATTCAGCGACGTTGCTACAGCGAAAGGTCTTAGTTTTATAAATAGGATGGGTCGCAAGGCAAAATTTGTCACTACTTTAACTAATTTTTGGAGTTTATTACTATGGCTTTTACATTAGCGAATTGGACTTGCGTCTCAGCGTCATTGTCGCAAGGTCAGGAAACAGTGACACCATTTGGCGGCTCACCAACCGTATTAAATGCACCTAATTTATTTACATATGGTAGCCCTAACGATACCGTTGCAACCATTTCAGCGGCTAATTATTTCTTACCTGAATATGCAAGCTTAAGTGTTGGTGATCTAATCCTCGGATTCGGTACTGATGCAAGCTTTGCATTACAAGTAACCGCTGTTTCATCTACAAGTGTGACTGTAGAAAGTATGGGTTTAACAACCTCTATTGGTACAGCGAACATTGTAAATAATGCCGTTACCTTTGCTAAATTCCAACAAGTTGCTGCTAACTCTTTAGTGGGCAATCCAACTGGTTCATTAGCAAATGTTCAGGGCATTCTATTAGGAAATGGTTTAGATTTTAGTGCTGGTGGTGCTTTAGAAGTATCTTTAGCACAACAACGCTTTATCTCTGTACCTATGACATTGGCTCAATTCCTTGGTATGTTTGCAACACCATTCCAAATTCTAGCAGCTCCTGGTGCTGGCTTAATGAATATTATTCATTCTGCTACTATCAATCTCGCATTTGGCTCTGCTGCATTAGTAGGTGGTGGTGCGGTTGGTCTTCAGTATGGCGCTACGAACCATTTAGGTGGCGTTCAAGCTTCAGCTACTGAAGCTGCTACAGACTTTACAGCTGCTGTTGCAAGCACTATGTTTAGATTCGGTGGTGGTTTAGGAACGGGTGCTCTTACATCTTCTGCAATTAATACTGCAGTATTTATCAGTAATGCTACAGCTGCATTTACTGGTGGTACAGGTGATACCTTTGTCGTAGATTGCTGGTACAGCACTATTAGCGCTGTTTAATATTAAAAGACTAGCGGCGTAGATATTACGTCGCTATTTCTTTATAGGAGTGTGCCAAAATCGCTTATTCAAAAACTAGCATAATTTCATTAGTTGTCATGCTATTGGGTCACAATCCAGTGACCACTTTAGACAATGCTGATGATTTGGTGACTGCGGCCGAGCAGGCTTTTGATATCCTATTACCAAGTGTTTTAGCAACTGGTAATTGGCGCTTCTCTATCACGATTGTGCAGTTGACACTATCGACGCAAGTTCCTCCTTTACAAACTGGATGGCAAAATATCTACTTATTGCCTTCAGGATATTTAAAGAATATACGAATCATCCCACAGAATTATGTTTACGAGATTTATTCCAATAGTGAGATATGGTGCAACTGGGGAACATTATCACCGGTTTATATGGAGTATGCTTATCTACCCGATGTATCACAATTACCTGCTGTATTTGTAAATTACTTTATCTATGAGATTGCATCGTTCTTAGCTTTATCAAACGCTCAAAAACCCGAATACTTCGCTGCACTAGAAGCAAAACGTAATCTACAATTAGCAATAGCTGCTGCAACAGATGCACAAAACAGGCCTCAATTCAGTGAAGTTGTTATTCCAGTTTTAGCAAATCGAAATATTACGGGTATCATTGGGCCACAAATTGGTTAGTAATTAAAGTGAGAAATGGATGGCTTATCAATTATGGTCTCAAGATAATTTCACCAAGGGTGAACTCACACCATATTTATATGCCCGTGCTCAAGTAGAACAATATTATAATGGGTTAAAGCAAGCTCAGAATGTTTTAACTTATCCGACAGGTGCTGCAGGTAAAAGATTCGGTACGCTATTTCAAGCAATTCTCACAGGTTTTACAGCATTCAATCAATTGTTCTTTGCAACATTCCAATACCTAGATCAATGTGTTTATCAACTCGTATTCACACCATTGAATATAGCTATCTATCTTGAAGGAATATTGATTGCTAATGTGACCACAACGTTAGACGCAGTAAGTGTTTATAATCTTTCATCTACTGTTATTGATGCAACATTCCGTGTAGCAGGACAAGGATTTAAACCTTTCGATTTAGTTAGAAGTAATAATGCAGCAAATATCATTGTTTCAGCTGGCGCTGATTTCTTTGGTATAACAACCGCATTAACAACAGGTCAAGTCCTACCTGTCATATTTACAACTGCTGGAAGTTTACCGGTAACAGTGCCACAGATAAAACTAGGTGTCACTTATTTCATCTTTGTTGTTGATCCAACTCATGTACGAGTTTACAGCACTGCATTCGATGCAAAGTTTGATATAGGCCGTTATCTAACGACTACTATTGGTACAGGTACAGCAAATTTAATTGTAGAGAATACTTGGACATTTGCTCATACCGTTTTTAAGAATGTACCTGTGTTCGACTTTGATGATGGTTATGACTTAATCCTATTTACCCCAGCTGCTACGACAGGTTCTTATATTAGTCTAAACTCAAGCGTCGCTATCTTTACACCTGCATTTATAGGCGGTGCATTTATAGGCGGTGGTGGTACAGCAAGAATCGTTAATTATGGAAGTCCGACGAATGTTGCAATTTCAATTCAAGTTCCATTTGATGCCATTACTCCTATTGATGGTAGTTTATCTTTGTTAGCTGAGCCTGCATGGAGTGATGCTAGAGGATGGCCAGAGAAATGTTCTAGTTATCAGAATAGAGCGCTCTTCGCGAATAGTGATAGTTTACCAAATGGATTCTGGGCAAGTGTAGTAAATGAATATCCTAATTTTACTGATCTAACTGGTGATGATGATGACGGTATTAGTTGGTATCCAACCTCAAATGAAGTGAACGTGATTCGTTTTATTGTGCCATTCAGAAGTATAACAGTACATACAAACTCTGGTATTTATTCAAGTCCTCTATCTGAAATAGCAGCAATTACACCATCGACATTTACATTACAATTACAAGATTCAACACCTGCAGATGTTCTGCAACCACAAGCGATTGATAATCAGATTATCGTACTAGCAGGCAATGACGTTCATACGATGTTATGGGATGGTATCAATAATGCGTATACATCGAATATCGTATCAATCACTAGTGAACAATTAATTAAGGATCCCGTAGACGAAACATCATTTGCCGATCTAAGGCGCGCAGGAAGTCGCTACGTATTTATAATTAATGCCAATGGAACGATGGCCGTGTATCAAACGTTGCAAGGTGAGAGCGTATCTGGCTTTACGCCGGCTATTATGGAGCAGTCTTATGGTAGTGCACAATTCCTCCAAGCAGCTAGTAGCTTCAATGGTAGATGTTGGTTTGTGGTCCAGAGACAAATTGCAACCGCTCAAACACCTATTACTATTTCTGGATTTACTCCTTTTGTTCCTGGGCCACCAATTGTGCTTTCAACTTTACAAGCAACAGCTAGTAATTTTGATCTCACATTACCGACAGCTATTACTTTTACGACTACAGGTTCTTTACCAACGTCTAGCCCACAGATAACAGTTCAAACTTTCTTTTGGGCAATTGGGATTGATGCTAATCATTTCCAAGTTTACTTATCACAAGCTGATGCTATTGCTAAAGTTAATGCAGTTGCATTTACTAATGCCGGTACAAATAGCCATGTTGTGCCTTTTCCTCTAAGAACAATATTCACACTCGAAGAATTAAGCCAAGACGCGAAATTAGATTGCGCTGTAGCCTATGTGGGCACTCCAACTGATACGGTTACTACAGGCACACTATTTAACGCACAGGCCGTTAAAATGGTTGGGGATGGATTTGGCTTTGATGCGATTGGCGTAAATAATCAAGTCGTGTTCGAATCGCATGGTTCTACTGTAAACGTCAGTGATGCGTTAATAGGATTCCCGATTAATCTAATCATAGAGCCTATGCCACTCGCTCCACCCCCAGGACAACAGACGACACTCACTAAACCTAAGCATATTCGTACAGCTCGATTTATGTTTAATAACACAATAGGAGGTACTATTAATGGCGTACCAATAGCCTTGAATCCATTCTCACAAGCAAACATCGGCGACCCTCCTTTCCCCGCCAGGGGTTTTGTGGAATTGAGCATTATGAAAGGCTGGGATGATTTTAACTTTCCATCATTCACAATTGAGCATAGCGATCCATTCAATATAGAATTGATTGGTGTATTCTATTCGATTGATATCTAAAAAGGTGACGTATGCCAATAGCATTTTTATTAGCTTTACAAGCAAGTGGGATGGTAGTTGATTGGTTGGGAACTAGTGAGCAAATTCGCTTAGGTCGTATGGGCGAGAAGATAGAACGAGCTGGCATTAATGCAGATATTCAAACATCACGTCTACAAGCAGAAGATGAAAGTTTGCAAGCAATGAGACAATTACGTCAGAATCTAGGCACTCAATTTGCAGCTGCGGCTGCTCGCGGTGGACGCGGTGGAAGTTCAATATTTGTAACAAACCAATCAGTCAGTAACTTTAATGCTGATGAAAGAATGAGAAAGATTAATCAACTGGGCAAAGAAGCTCATCTTAGAGCGAATAGTACATTATCTAAACTACATCAACAAACTTCTGAAAATACGGCTTGGAATACATTTAGACAGAATGTAGTTAATAAAATCGGTACGAGTGTTCAAGCATATAACACAAGTGGAAAGCTTTTTAGTTAAACCAAGGTAGGGGATCACTATGGCTAATGATTTAACTTTCACAAAACATGTAGCTGATGTTAGAGGTGCAGTCACAGTACCTACTATCGAACGTAAAGTTGCAGTACAACCTACGTCAACGCCTGAATTTCAAAAAGCATTTCATGACTTAGCTGAATCACAAAATAGTTTGAGTGCTATTGGTGCTCATGTCGCGCAAGCAGCTAGCAATCAAATGGCTTCACAATTAGGTTATGAAAGTGGGAAGAATCCCCATGGCGAACTAATGCCAGCTATAACAGAATTCGATAGGCACTTTGCTGATTCCTATCATCAACAAGCAAATGCAGTGTTATCAGTTCAAGGCCAAAAACTATTAGATGATGCTCAAATTAAAATAAGTAAACTAAATAGATTAACGCCACAGGATATTGAGAATGCAAATGCTCAAGTTCAATTTGGATTATCAAAAATAGCAGAGCAAGCACCAACTGCAGTTAGAGGACAGTTAGAAGCAAACTTCGCTTCACACTTACTAAATCAGAATAAAAATTTAACAGATAAAATGATTGGTCAGCAACGTGAAGATCAAAAATATAATTTGATAAATGCAATTCATGTTGCTAATGCAAATGCTGTTGAATTAGGAATTAATGGCGACTTTAAAGGTTCAGAACGTGCTGCTAAATCTGCAAGCGATATGGCAAAAAGTGCATTAAATAATAGATTCATTTCACCAGATGATGCAAGAGTCTTTCAAGAAACGGCGACACAATCAAGTCTAAATGGTTTATATAGTCATCTCGCAACACAAGCTTATAAAAACGGTACGTATAGTGAGTTTGAAAAAGAATATGCCGAACATCCTCCAGAAGGTATCACCAATAAACAATATGTTGCCGCTGGTCAAGCATTTAAGTATCAAATTGAATTCTTAAAAGGTTTACATGCAGAACAACAATCAATTGCAGCTATTAAATTTGAAGAAGAAATAGTTCAAGGCGCCAATTTAATTCCTCCAACCAGAATGCTTGCATTGAAAAATCAAGTCTCAGAATTACAATATGAAAAACTGCAATTAGAACTTATTAAAGCTAAGAAAAAATTTGACAATGAAAAAGCTGGTTCAGATCAAGCCATAGCTGGTTTTGGTAATGCAGAAATTTATGGTGGATTAAAACCTAGTGAAAAAAACACAGCATTTCATTCATTGACCGGAAAGTATCTCCAAAAAATGCAAAGTGAAGGTAATCCAATTAGTCTTGATGAAGCAGAAGCACATGTTGCTATACAAGCAGCGGGTGCAGTTCCTGGCTATGTAAATGTATTAAATACTAAGTTCGCAAGCACAAAACCGGAAGATATTGAATCGGCTGGTAGATCAACAGATCAAATATTTAGCGCTAATAAAGGTGCAAATCTTCAAGGTTTAGACCCACAATCATTAGCTATGTATAATTTATATAAATCATTAAGAAGAGCGCTTCCTCCTCAAGAAGCAGCACAACAATCATATCAATCTATATATAACCAAACTCCTGACGAAAAAAAAGTTGTTGAAGACAACTGGTCTGATGAAATCAATAAAATTAAAAGTGATAAATTAAAATATTTCACAGAACTTGGCGGATTTGAATACACAAAATATGACTTCTTAGGTTTTGGTGGACAAGAACGTACGAATTTAATTGATCCTCTTGGTTTTGTAGAACAAGCAGAAGAGATCATGCACAACAATTTTGTTCATACTAAAGGTGATTTAAATACAGCTAAAAAAATGACAGCCGATACACTAAGAAATACTTATGGCGAATCTCATGTTAATGGTCAACGCGAAGTTACTTTTTATCCTTTAGAAAACGCAGTTGGAATTCCTTCCGATGGTGCGCGTTTTATTCAAGATGATATTATTGAGCATGTTAATAAAGAATTAGAATCAACTAAGAAAGCATTTAATGCTGGCGCTTCACCTTTTTACTGGGAAGTTGAGCCAAAGAGATCACTTGAAGGTACTATGAATCAACGACGTGGCCTTGCTAAAGAAACTACTATTCCTCTTGTTGAACATACGAATTTAGAAAAATACGAAAAAGATACGAGCATGGTAATTCACAAACATTGGAAGAATGGCACGCGTGAAACATTTCCTTTAATTGTAAAAGCTGATCCTTGGTTATCGAAATCAGCAAATCCAACAAAACCGTATACTGCAGGTTGGGATATTGTTATCGGAACGGAAACAGGATATAGCCCTCTTAGTCGTGAAAATCCATTAATGGGTAATTACATTGTATATAAACCTAATGTCCAAAAGATCAAAGCCAAATATCTTACATATCATGGCTTGAAGGGATAATCATGGATATAACTAATGTACTTAATGACGAAGAAAATCAAAATAAAGATAACAACAAAAAAATAAACTTTGATTATGAGCCTGGTAAATCCACAACACCTATTCCAATAGATGTCGAATTCGATTCTAAATTACATAGTGTTTTTCAAGATCCACTCCCTGAAGCATTACCGGGTAAATCTCAAGAAGTCCCAGGATTCTTTGAAACAGTTAAAAGTAAATTTAAAGAACAAGAAGAATTCTTTCAAGCTGCTGAATATCGTAATCGAAAAATAGATGATAGATCACCACTTGATGATTATGTCGATCCTAATTGGTCACAGTTTGATGACAAGTCAGCTCTTATTGGTGTTGATCCTAAAAACACAGGTTATATTTTAGATGCGACAGGACCAAAAGATCAACGCAGGCGTTACAACTATGTCATGGATAAGCAAGAACACGATGAACGTATGAGCAGAGGAAGTATTATTGCTCAATTCCTTGGTGGTGGTTTAGGTTTTGGGTTAAGTCCATCTTCATTAATTCCAATATCGAGAGCTGTTAAATATGCAAAAGTCTCTCAAAGTTTTCTACAGAATCTTCCTAAGATGGTTGCAGGCGTTGGTGTCGCAAGTGCGTCGCATGAAGCATTATTGGAAACAACTAAAGTAGGTGGAAACCTGCAAGATTGGGCTATTAATACAATGCTTGATACTGTAATGGGTACAGCCTTTATGGGCGCCCATCTTGGCTTCGTTCATGCTTCGGATGCAGGGAAGTTATTCAACGCAAGACCCATTCTTAAAATGATGAATGATGGTATTGACACAAGACCTGTAATAAATGAAAAGGGAATTATTACTGGTTTTAAAGCAGTGGCTACAGATGGAAGTGTAGGTGCTGCACAAGTCGATATGGCTCAAGTTTACTTAGATGCAGCATTAAGTAAAAATAGTTTACACGCTATTCCATATATCGGCGAAAAAGTTGGTTCTACTCTAGGTGATGCTGCTTCGTATCTTGGTGGTGTTATCAATCCTATTATTCGAATGACTTCTTCTAAGTTCTCAACACTAAGAGGTTTAGGTAATAATGTTTATGAACATGCTTTTGAAACGGAAGGTATAGCACAAGGACGTGAAATTCAAACACCATTTGAAACGATGATGAGCGCTATCAGAGGTTCGAATGTGAATTTAAAAACGCAATACGATGGTTTCTATCTAAATCGTAATGGCATTACTTACGATCCTAAAAAACCATTCGATCGAACTAAAGCAAATCTTCAAGGTACGATCCGAGAATATTTTAAAGATGGTGGTAAAACTAAAGTAGAATTCGGACGTGAAGTTCAATATGCTTTAGTCACTGAAGACCCAAGTCAAGAAGCTGCAGTCAATGAAGCAACTGCATTCTTACGTAAAATGATGGACCCATTATATTTAGAACATCTTAAACTATATGGTATTTCAGATAAGATTCTAAAACCAAGAACAGCACGAGGTTATTTATCACGTGTGTTTCACACAGCTAGAATGGAAGTTAATGAACAAGAATGGATGGATACTGTCTCAGCTGAATTAGCAAACGATGATTTAATAATTCATAATTTGTTACATCCAATAAATAATATGAAAGAGCAGATTAAAATAGTACAAGAAGGTCATGAAAAATTAATAAGAAAGAAATCAACTTCTTCTGAAAAAATAAAGTCTTCACTTGAGAATTTAGAAGACCTCAAAAGAAGACAAACAGCTTTACAGAATGACTTACAAAATCATCTTAGAGAGAATGAAGATTTACATCGACATATTGATGATATACATGCTGTATCTGCGACTGAAGCAGAACAGATTAAGACCTTATTAAAACCATTACAGAAGATCGAAAAAGATTTAGATGTTCAGAAAGAAGTTGTAAGAAAAACAAAAGAAGAACAAGCTAAAAATAAGCAATCATCTCTAAATGCTAAGACGAAAGAAACAGCATCAAAGAGCGCTAAGTTAACAGATATGGGCGCTAATGATGTCAAGATTGAAGAGACTAAGTTAAAAGAACTTCAAGATAAGTACGATACCGAATACGAAAGTCTTCAGGAAAGAATGCACAATAAACAAATACCTGAAGAATTGTTCACACGAATTCCAGATAGTAATCGTTATAAGTTAAAAGATACTAACAATCGTCTGAAGATGCGTGATGTATATGAGTCTGATTTTGCTCGTCAGACGGCAGCTAAAAGTTATTATGATTCTATTCTTAACCAAACACCTGAAGATAATATTCGTAATATTATGAATAAGGGAACTGGAATGGAAAAAGAGAATCCCTTAACAAAAAGAACATTAATGCTTAGTGATAGATTCCTTTACGACAATAACTGGTTGCATCCTGATCCTGCTATTAATGTAATGAACTATCGTAATGTGTTAGGAAGAAAAAATGCTATTAAAATAGTACTCGATCGTCTAACTGTTAACGGTACATTTGAAGAATTGATTAAACGATTCGGTGATGAACATACTCAGATGAAAGCAGACTTATCAAAACCTTTAAATGCCTTGCAAGAAAAAATATCTAAACTAACTTTAAAAGAAAATAAAACAGAAGCAGAACTTACCAAGTTATCTGAACTTGAAGCTAGATTAGTTAAAACTAAAGATAAGTATGATAATAAAGTAAGAAAGTTAGGTAAGAGTTTTGGAAACAATAAAGAAGATTTAGAATTAATGATAGGTAAAATGCAGGGTAAAAGTAGATATTCTAAAAAGTCTAGGGAATATGCACGACTCGCTAATCTCTGGGCAGTAGCAACTAAACTTGGATTCTTACCGTTCACAATGACTACAGATTTAATGGCGACAGTATTTAAGTTTGGACTGTGGCCTTCTATTCGTGATGGCTTATTTCCTATGCTTAAAAATCTTGGTGGTATGGCAAATACTAAAGAAGGGGCAGCTATTAGAGAAAACGCTGCTCATGCTCACTTAGCGTATAGTCACGTCAACATGGCTTATTCAGATAAGAACTGGACTGGAACATCTCAAACGTATGAAGCGGTGCAAGGTAAGTTAGCAACAGGTATGGAAACGCTAGCTCATTATAGCGGTAATATTTCATTAGCTAATTATGTTGAGAATTTCAATCAAAGATTAACTGCACAAATTATTCAGAGTAAAATTATAAAAGCAATGTTAGATTTTAAAGAAGGCAAACTAAAAGATAGTGATCTAAAAAGTTTACTTCGATATGGTATTAATCCTAAAAATTATGCTGATGAATTTATTGAAGGATGGAAAGGAGCAGGTAGTGATGGTAATGGTTTTGGTGGTTATCAAAGTCGCTATTGGGAATGGGACGATAAAGAATCTGCAAACTTAATGTCTCAAGCCATTCATCGTGCTACCAGAGATACTGTTATTAGACGTGGTATGTTTGATGCACCATTTGCTATGGATAATCCTTTAATCAATAGTATTTTCTTATTTAAAGGTTATACGATGGCTTCCATGACACGTTATCTAGCACCTCTTATGCAAAGACCTGATGCACAAAAGTTAATTGGTACTATGCTAATGATGGCTGCAGGTGCCACACAAAATCCATTGCGAAGAATTGTAAATGGTAAAGACCCAGTGGAAGAAGAAAATCATATGTTTAGGAATGCTATGCGCGATGGTGGTGTATTTAGTAGTTTAACAGATGCCTATGAAGAAGTTGATTTCTTAACACATGGCTTATTACAGGAAACTGTCACAAATGAACGTTATAGAGGCAGGAGTGAAATGGGTGTAATGAACGGCCCTATTGGTGGTGGTATCAGTGATCTATCTAGGATTATATCAATGGTCGGTACTGGTGAATTTAACAAAACAGATTTAAGACGTGTTGTCCGAAACGTGCCAATCTTGTCTACATGGCAATTACGCGCTGGAATTGATAAATGGATTGAACATAGAGGATTACCAAAGAATAGAAGTTCAGCTAAAAAAGCTGCACACTAAACTAATTAAGGAGCAATCGAATGCCGTCACAAGTCGTCATCAATGATATTCTTCCCTACTCACAGGCGATTGCTATCCTTGGGCAAACGGTTTACTCGACAGATTTCACCGCTAATTTTGCTAGTGATGTTGTCGTTTATGTTACGCCATTTGGTAGTTTGCCTAATGATGTCACTCAGATTCTTACATCATCTCAATTCAATGTTGCCTTTATTGGGTCACAGAATATTGTTCAAGTTACCTTAGTCACTCCTTCTGCTGCGGGTGATATTGTAACTATCACACGACAGACTCCAGCTAATCGGTTGAACTTGTATACCAATACCAATTTCACACCGAGCATGCTTAATAATGACTTCGGCATTCTCACTCTCGTCGATCAACAAGAGCAATTAGTCGATCAACTAATAGGCCCACGTTATAACTACTCAGCGGTCATTGATCCTATAGTCGATACGATTTTGCCGATTCTTGCTGCGAACCAAGCATGGGCCAAGAATCCTGGCAACACTGCATTTGTGCCTTACACCTTACCTCAGAGTGGTATTGCGCCAGCCGATGCTTCATTCGTGCTATTAACGCCTGATGGTGCGTTACCTAATGCTTTTGCTTTAAGCGGATTAGGTGAAGGGTTGCTTGTTAATAATCCCGCTGGAACGAATCTTGTTTCAACAATTGTCCTTGGCACAACTAATCAAATCAGTGTACAGAATGGCAATGGTCTGGGTGGCAATATGGGTATATCCATCACACCGAATCCTATCATTCCTGGTACTGCAGGTATGGGTATTCCAGAAGGAACGACTGCACAACGCGTTATTCCTAGTTCTAATATCTCGTTGCGATTCAATACGACGACTAGTGACATTGAATATTGGGACGGTATTACTTGGGTTCAATTAACTGATACTAATGACTTAGCACTTTTAGCATCTCATTTAGCCGGTCAAGGTGCATCATTAATCGGATTACAAAATCAAAGTAATGTAACTAATCAATTCGTACAGGACTTAGCAAATTCTGTCATTTTAACTGGGGTTTCTAGCCCAGCAATTCAGAATCAACAGGTATTGACTGCAGGCGCTGGCGTTACGTTAACGCCAGGTACAAACATATTAACGGTATCATCTACAGGCGGTACGGTTGTCTCTATCACTGCAGGCGCAGGATTAACTAGTACGCCTAATCCTATCACTGGAACAGGAACGATTGCACTTACGATACCTGTAATGGTTGTGGATGGTGGTACAGGATTAACATCGACTACGATTAATCAACTTCTCTATTCAGTTGGGAATAATGTTATTGCAGGATTGTCTACCGCGAATAATGGTACGCTAGTTACCAATTCGTCAGGTGTTCCATCTATCCTAGCAGCTCCCAATACAACAGGTAATGTCCTTCAATCTAATGTTGGTGCGCCTCCTTCATTTTCAACTGTGACTTATCCAGTATCGACTAGTATCAATCAGATATTATATTCATCCGCAAATGATGTGGTCGTTGGATTAGCAACAGCAGTTAACGGGGCATTAGTTACAGGTGCAACTGGAATTCCTGCTATTAGCCAAACCTTACCAACAGCTGTCCAAGGGAACATCACGCAGTTAGGCGCTCAATCACAAGCGCTAAATATGAATAGTCATCTCATTAACAATGTGACTGATCCAGTTAGCGCTCAAGATGCAGCGACGAAGAATTATGTTGATCAAACTGCATTGAATGGTACGAGTGTTTATGCTGCAACAACGACAAATTTGACCGTAACGCAAAGCGGCGCTGGTATTGGCGCTACATTAACAAATGCTGGTACTCAAGCAATATTTTCTGCGGATGGTGTGACTGTTCCTGTAGGTTCTGATGTTTTAGTAAAGAATCTTGCAGCCCCACAAAATGAAGGTATATATGTTGTAACCAATGCAGGTTCAGCTTCTACAAATTATGTTTTAACTCGTTCTACACGTTATGACACTCCATCAGAAATCAACAATACCGGATTGATAATTATTCAGAATGGTTCAACACTTGCAGGCACAGCTTGGTACAACTCGGCAACAATAGTAACGGTTGATACTACTGCATTTAATTATAATCAATTTGGTAATATTATTTTCCCTGTTTCAGTTACGCAAGGTGGAACAGGTGCAACGACAGCCGCAGGTGCTAGAACTAATCTAGGTGCTGCTGCTTCTGGGGCTAATGCTGATATTACATCGATGTCAGCACTTACTCTTATTACTGGTGCTGCTGGCGCAACGCATAGCATTTTGTCTCTTACTGATAATGTAGCTAATGGTGCATACATTGATATTTCTAATCAACCAGCTGGAAGTGGTGCAATTATATCTTCAAAATCATCAGCTACAAATGAACCATTGCAATTTAATACCAAAGGGAATGGTAGTTTTATATTTTTAATCCCTTCAAGTAACACAACAAATCCAGTACGATTTTTACCACAAGGAGTAGTGGGATCTGAATCAATATTCAATTTCGGTACGCCTTCAACTAATCGTACTTACACTTTCCCTGATGCTTCCGGAACTGTTGCATTAGCGACAGCAAGTCCTCCTATAACTCGAACAAATGTTCAGGTCATTACGGGCACTGCTTCATATGTTCCGACCCTAAATATGGTTTCATGCGTGGTTAGATTATTAGGCGGAGGCGGAGGCGGGGGTGGTGCTGCTTCTGTTACAACTGGCGCATCTGCTGGTGGGGGTGGTGGTTCAGGTGGCTATTGTGAAAAATTATTTACAACAGCAAATATTGGTGCAAGTGCTGCTGTAGTTTGTGGTAGTGGTGGTGCTGGTGGTGCCGCAGGAAATAACAATGGTGGTGCAGGAGGAGATTCAACATTCACACCCTCTGGAACAGGTGTAGCATTACGGGCAGCTGGTTCCAACGGCGGCGCAGGTTCCCCAGAAAGAACGTTACCTAGTATTGGTGGTAGTGGTGGTCCTGGTGGTGGTGGTACTGTAAACGGTAATATTAATGTTACAGGAAATCCAGGTTTTTATGGACTTATTGTAGGTACTACTTCGTTACAAACTATGTCAGGAAATGGTGCTAATTCGCTTTATGGCAATGGTGGCCTAACAGTAAACGGTGGTGGTACGGGCAATCCAGCGGGTGGAAATGGTGCAGGAGGTTCGGGGGGTGCAGCTTCAAGTGCAACTGCTCTAGGTGGTGGTGCTGGTAGTGCGGGCATTTGTATCATTACCGAATATATTTCAGTTTAGGCAAGCTTGATGACACAGTCACCTTTGATGGCTAGATATTTTTTGGAATCACGATCAATGAAGGTAACGAAAGGTTCTTCCCATGCTAGGTCATCCGCTTGGCCTTTATATAGAAGTTGGCCTTTCGAATAGCATTTAATATCGAAAGCATAAGACGATAAGCAGAAAAGTAATGTAGCAACAAATAATAATACACGCATTATATAACTCCTTCTAATGCAGCATATTAGACGCATATTGTTTATCCAAAGCAATACTTTCTGCTATTATATTTATTTATAATATCACTTAACTAATAAGGTAAAAGATAATGTCAGATTTACAATCATTACAAAATGAATTAACTCTAGCTAACAACAATAACAAAGGTCTTATGGCCCAGTTAGATGCAGCTAAGCAAATGGTGAACGAACAGATGAACACAAACTTGCAACTCAGGACTAGCTTGAATATATCTCAGCAAAACATTCAAGAGTTATTAGCAGCTAATGAAACTCATAGAAAACAAGTCATCGCTCTAAGCTCCAAACTCTTAGAACTTCAACCTATCCCACAACCGGAAGAACTAACACCAATAACGGAGTAATTAAAATGCCTCTCATAAAGTCAACCAGCAATAAAGCCAGACAAGAGAATATTCGAGAAATGATTTCAAGTGGACACCCACCTAATCAAGCGGTAGCTGCTAGTTATCAGAATCAGCGCGATGCAGAAAGGTCAGATCATGAATCTCGTAACGCTGAACGTGAGAGGCATGATAAACATAGATACGGTCTATAAGTAATATTAGGCCGGCGACAGGAAGGAACACCGGCTTAATACTCAAAAACGACGAGGAATATTAATTATATGTTACGATTTAAATAATGTATATAAAAATCCCAAGCATAAATCCATACGCACATCAAAAGCGTATTTTAACAGCGATTAATAATAATAAAAATGTTCTTGCTTGTGTGCATCGCCGCGCCGGGAAAGACATTGTGTGTTTAGAGGGCTGGACGCTTCGTGCATTAAAGCGTATTGGTACACATGTTTATCTTTTCCCGTTGCATAAACAGAGCAGACAAGTTATTTGGCAAGGTATGGACTTTGATGGTAGGCCGTTTATGCAAGCAATACCAGACGCACTTATTACAAAGAGAAATGAAGCTCGCATGGAGATAGATTTTTATAATGGTTCTAAACTTATTCTTGCAGGAAGTAATAATTATGATGGATTGATGGGTACTAATCCTGTAACAGTTATTTACTCTGAATTTTCTTTGCATAATCCAATGGCTCGTCAGTATTTAAATCCTATTTTGATTCAAAATAAAGGAATTGAAGTTATACAGTTTACTCCAAGAGGCATGAATCATGCGTGGGAAGTTTATAATCAGGTTAAGGATTTAGAAACCTACCATATCGAACATCTCTCTGTAGAGCAAACATATAAACATGATGGAACTAGAATCATTACAGAAGAGGATATTAAGCGTGCAAAAGATATGGGCATGTCGGAAGAATTAATAAGACAAGAGTTTTACGTCGATTTCAAAGTCGGAAACTTAGGTGCATACTATACCCGTGAAATGAATGACGTAGAGCGTGAAGGACGAATCATGACTCTACGCGCAGATCCGTCGCTCCCTTTACATTCTATCTGGGACTTGGGTGGCACAGATGCTACAGCTGGCATCCTGTACCAGATAGTCGGGAAATACGTTCACATTCTCTTTCTGCTACACGATACAGGTCGCGGTCTCAAATTCTACTTAGACGAAGCTGAAAGAATAAGACATTCTTTAATGTGTACATGGGGCCATCATTGGATGCCTCACGACGTCACACAAAAACATATGGGTTGGGAACACACTGAATCAAGAATCATGCAAGCTAGAAAGCATGGCTGGCAATTACAAGTCGTTCCTAAAGTAAACTTCGAAGATGGAATAGAAGCTACTCGTTACATGTTCCCAAGATGCAGATTCGATAAACAGAACTTCTCCCTAGGTATTCGCGCGTTGTCAGAGTACCAGCGTCTCTACAACGAAACAACCGCTTCCTACTCCAAAAAACCCCTAGACAACTGGGCTACTCACATCGCCGATGCCTTCCGTTACCTAGCTACAAACTACAAGCGTCTCTACGATATCAACCAACAACCAGCAACCTATTCCTCTAACCTCTAATACACAATATCTCCTCAACTTTAAATCACTTTCTCTAATTCTCTAATCATTCACTTCCACTCCGCAGAACCATCAATTAATCTCCCCTCGGAATTGTACTCAAACTCTACCTTGGAAAACGTTCTTTGACTTGGGCTGGTCATATGGTCGGGAGAGTTGTCGGGCACCGGAATCCCAATCCCGAGCCCGTCCCCCCTTGCTAGGCGTTTCGACAATGATCATTTTTAGGCCAAAATCAGGATTTTTTTGCTATATATAGTAAGGCACCCAA